ATGATGTCGCTCGAATCCCGCCTCACCGCCGTTGTGTCGCTCCTGCCCGCGCAGGAACAGCCACGTTTCACCGCTCCTCTCACGCTCGGCGAATCCGCCGACAGCCGCCTGGTTGATGCCGTGCGTGCCCTCGCCAAAGCCGAGGGCCTTTCCTGCATGACGCCGGGTGAGTTTGCCCGCGCTGTCGCCCAGCACGCCGCACAACGCTCGATGCCCGCGACCGAGGCGCCCGGCACCGATGCTCCGGTGGATGAGGATTCGCCGGACGCTCTCGCGGCCCGTTTCGCCGCCATCACCGACCCACGCGCGCAAACCGGGTTCTGGCGTTCGCTCACCGCCGAGCAACGCGCCGCAATCCTCAAAGCTCAGTAACCGCACCTCGTCATGCCCAATACGCTCACCAACGTCCACGACATCAAGGTCGCGCAGCACGCGCTCCAGCCGTTCACGGCGGCGCTCACGCCGATGCGCGCCTTCTCCACCAACTTTTCACCCGACCCAGCGGACAAGCTCGACACCGTGCGCGTGCCGATTGTCTCGCCGCCATCGCAGTCGAGCGATTTCGCCGGCAACTACACCGCGAACGCCGACTCCACCGTGAGCGTCGTCCCGGTCCAGCTCACGCGGCACAAGTTCAAGACCGTCCATCTCACCGCTCGTGAGGCGAGTGAAACCGCGTTCAACGTGCTCGACACGCTCGTCTCCGCCGCGGTGAAGCAACTCGCACAGGATGTCTTGCAGGACATCTTCAGCGAGATCACGGCTGCCAACTACGGCGCGCCGGTCATCGCGGCACTCGCACCGGCTGCGTTCGACTACAAAAAGCTCCTCGCGATCCGTGAGGCGTGCAGCGCCGTGAAGATGCCCGTCACCGACCGCGCGCTGATCCTCGACGGCGCCTACTACACGAACCTGCTCGGCGACGATGTGGTCGCGAAGGGCTTCGTTCCCCAGGTCGTGCAGCCGGGCGTCATGGACGCGCTCATTCGTCGCCTCGCCGGTTTCGATCTGCACGAGACGGTGATTCTGCCGGAGAACGGCGAAAAGCTCGTCGGCTTCGCTGCACACCCCAGCGGCCTTGCGGTCGCGATGCGATACCTCGTCCCCGCCGCCGAATACGACGAGGCCGGTGCGGTGACCGATCCCGAGACCGGTCTCACGTTCGGCTACCTCCGCTACACCGAGACGCAGAGCAATCGCGTCTTCGTCACCGTCGAGTGCCTGTATGGTTTCAAGGTCGCGCTCGCGGACGGCATCAAGCGGATCGTGAAGCCGTAGTCGGTCAAGTTCTGGGGTGCCAGGCGATGGAAAAATTAACTCTCCATGCGGTGAGCTGCTGCTACAACCTGCCGCACGATGGACTCGATTCGCCGCTCAACGCTCGCCCATTCTCCGTTTCTCGATGCATCGAGCGTGCGCGGAGGCGTGGTATTCCTTCACTGAGCCATGCCGACGAGCGCCGGAATCGAAGTTTACAATGTTGATGTGGCGCCAGTTGTTGCCCGTGGCGCCACAATGACTGACGCCGAACTCGACACTGCGCTTACGACGGGAGTCGGAGCGATTCTGCGCGACGATGACGGGAACGACGAGATTGCAACGACGCTTGCTGGCGTAGCGGATACCAATTTTTCCAGCGAAGCACTTCGCCGAGTTCTGAGCGTGACGACCGAGCCGGAAGGCTGGCGAGTCGGCGAGGCGCTGGCGGAATCCTTCCTCGTTGAGCATCGGCAATGCGAATTCCCGTGGCCGATGGGCCGAGACCTCAGGAATCCCAATGCCAGCCCTGCGGGAACTGATCTCGTCGGCTTCCAGCAAGTAGCCGCGGCTTCTGCGGAGCATCGGCTGGCTTTTGGCGAAGTTAAGACTTCCTACGATTCCGCGGTGCCGCCGTCGGTCGTTACGAGCCGTCACGGGTTGATTGCCCAAATCGAAGAACTCCGCGATTCAACTGTCTTGAAGGACAATCTCCTGCGCTACCTCGCTATTCACGCTCGGGACAAGGCTTGGGAGACCCGATTTCAGAGTGCCGCCCGCCGATACCTTTGCGAACCCACAGACGTGTCGCTTTTTGGGATTCTCGTTCGGGACACGGCGCCCGCCGCCCAGGACCTTTCTGCTCGCACTGCCAGGCTCGCAACAGGCTGCCCTGCGCAAACGAGCATCGAACTTCGGGCAATTTATCTCCCGCGACACACGATCGAGCCGGAGCATACCTTGCCGGCTCCAGTATCGAAGCCCTCACTGGCAGCGCGCGCAGTCGCCGCCCTCTCGCCATGATCGTTTCCGACGCTGCAATTTCAGCCCTCGAAACGCATTGGGCGGTAACCGCTTTGCCCGTGGCCACCCGCACATGGGCATTCGACGAGGCCAAGACGCGGCTCGTGCGGCAAACGCTCGGCGAGTTACTCACCGTGAGTATCGACGATTCTGAGGACGCCGAAGCAAAACTGGAGCGCGTTGCGATGGCATACGAACTTGCGGCTATCGAGGGGCTCGACGCACTTCTTCATCCGAGCAGCGAACCGGAAAGCACCAGGTTGCAGGAGCAGGCGATGGCTGGCGCATTTCGTTCCTTCGATTTGCGGCAATGCTGCATAGTTCCGGAGCAGGATGAGGCGCGCGTCTTTCACGTCCTGCATCTCGCCGCGCTTGGCTTCTGTGGCGACCGGTGGCCAGATGTGCGCCGCTGGATCAAAGATCACGACAGCGAAACGGATGCGCCGTCAGTTGCCCAAGCGTCATGGGATAAGCGTGTGCTGTTCCGGCTTTTCAATTGCTGGGTGCGTCTCTTCCGCAAATGCAATTGGGACGATGTGGACCGTGTGCGGGAGACCGTGGCCGGGTTACGCGAAGACCAGGCAACCTTTGAGAAGAGAGCGCTGGAAAGCGCGGGCGGTCGCGACGCTCAAGCCATCGCATACCGGCTTATCTCTCTCTATCACTGGGCAAAAGCTACCGAAGTGCTTGCGATCTACACGCTCCAAGGTGAGCCCGCGAATGTTCGGTCGGAACTTGATCAGCATTTCGAGAAAGCCCGGACGCACGCGGCTCGGTCTGGAGACGCTCCATTCGAGGTGCTTCTCCGCTGGTTGCACCTCGCGGCTGCACGGATGGTGGCGGGGTCGATTTGGTGGGTGTCTCAGGCGGTAAATTCACGAGTAACTCGTTTCGTTCGCAGCGTTACAAAAACGCGGGCGTTGTTTGACCTGCTGCCGCCGCAGCGCGCTGCAATTCAGGAGCAGGGCCTGCTCGACCAGGCAAGCCGTGCTGTCGTCGTGGATTTGCCGACCTCTGGTGGGAAGACAGCGCTGGCACAGTTCCGCATCTTGCAGGCGCTCAATCAATTCAGCGAGGAGAACGGCTGGGTTGCTTACTTGGCACCGACCCGCGCGCTCGTTGCACAAATCACACGCCGGTTGCGTCAGGACTTCAGCCCGCTTCAGATCCGCGTCGAACAACTTTCCGGCGCGATTGAGATTGATGGGTTTGAAGAGTCGTTTCTGACGGACACGAACAGCAACGCGCCGTTCCATGTGCTGGTCTCCACACCGGAGAAGCTCAACCTCGTCATCCGCAATAAGAAGGTGCCGCGGCCGCTGGCGCTCGTGGTCATGGATGAGGCTCACAACATCGAGGACGAGGAGCGCGGTCTCCGCATCGAGCTACTGCTGGCCACGATTAAACGGGACTGCCTCCAGGCGAATTTCCTGTTGCTCATGCCGTTCGTTCCGAACGCGCGCGAGCTAGCCCGCTGGCTTGGCGCCGAATCGGGGAAGACGATCAGTCTCGGCACAACGCCATGGCAGCCCAATCAGCGCGCCGTTGGTTTGTTCAACAAAGAGCGCTCAGCGACTGGGCGTGGCGATTGGGTCCTGCGTTTTAGGACGTTAACCACGTCGCCCAAGACCATGACGCTGGCTGGTGAGCACCAAGTCGGTCCGGTGCGCCCGTTCGACATGGCGTTTTCTGCTGCTGGTCCAACGATGCAAGCGGGCGCGATGGCGAAGGTCTTTTCGGAACGCGGAACGAGCGTCGCTGTCGCCCAGCAAATTCCCCACGTGTGGTCGATGGCAAAGGCGGTGGCCGACAACCTGCCCGCATTGGATCCTGTGCCGCGCGAAATCGCGATGGTGCAGCGCTTTCTCGAAACGGAGATCAGCAAGGATTTCGTGCTCGTGGAGTTGCTCGCCCATGGAGTCGGCGTTCATCACGCCGGCCTGTCCGATGAAGCACGCACGCTCATCGAGTGGCTTGCCGAGATCGGTGCGCTGAAGGTGTTGTGCGCAACGACCACCATTGCGCAGGGCATTAACTTCCCCGTCGCGTCTGTTTTTCTCGCCTCCAATAAATTCCCCTACGGAGTCGAAATGCCAAAGCGCGCGTTCTGGAATCTTGCAGGTCGCGCGGGACGCATGGACCAGGAGAGCGTCGGCATTGTTGGTCTCGCCGCGGGGAGCGATTCGGCAGATATCGCACGCTACGTGAGTGCGGCGACGGGCGAACTTGTGTCTCGCTTGGTCGGTCTTCTTGATGCCGTCGAGGCGGCGGGAAGACTGAACGATCTGACGTTGCTCATCCACGAGCATCAATGGTCAGACTTTCGATGCTACGTGGCGCACCTCTGGAACGAGAAACGGAATCTCGACGCAGTGCTCGCGGAAACGGAGCAGCTCCTTCGCAACACCTACGGCTTTGGTGTCCTGCAAAGCAGCCCGGGTAGCGGACAGCGGAAGGCACAGGCGCTCTTGCGGGCGACGACAGCGTATGCCCGCGAGCTAGCCGAACATCCCGAGAACGCGACTCTTGCCGACCTTACCGGATTCTCTCCGGAAGGCGTGCGTTCGGCACTGCTCGAGTTGAATCAGCTCGAGCGGAGGCTTGAGCCCGATGACTGGACGCCGACGAGCCTGTTTGCCGACACGGGACGCTCGGCACTCCCAGGCCTGTTTGGGGTGCTCCTCAAGGTGCCTCAAATTGGGCAGTCGCTCCGGGAGATCGGCTCACATGCCATGAGCGAAGACCGGTTCGCGCAGATGACCCGAGCGTGGGTCAACGGTGACTCGCTGCACGACATCGCGAAGGAATTCTTTAGCAGCGGGGATACCAGCGTTACCGACGCCATCAGCAACGCGTGCAAGGCAATCTATCGCGTGCTCACGAACAGCGGCTGCTGGGGCCTGGCTGCGTTGGCAAAAATGCCCACTTCCGGCATCGACTTTGATGCGCTCACTCCCGAGCAGCGGCAACGGATCAACAACCTCCCAGCGATGATCTATCACGGAGTGAAGACCGACGCCGCCGTGCTCATGCGGATGAACTCGGTTCCGCGCAGCATTGCTGAGCCGCTTGGCAATGCGTTCGAGCGAGCCACTGGGATGCCGGCTATCTCCCAGACCGTCGGCGTGGCACGGCAGTTTGTGAAGTCGCTCGACTCGGCGACCTGGGACACACTCGTGCCTCCAGACTCGACGATGACCGGTGCGGACTACCGTGAGGTCTGGGGAAAACTCTCAGGAGAGGAGAGCGACTAAGTTCGGCGTTGTTTCACGACGCAGGAGCAAGCGCTTCGTGGAGGACGGCTTCGAGCAGGCGGGTGCTCTCGGTGCGCGTCGTCGTGGGCTACATGTCGGCCCGTATCACAAGCCGGGGAGCGTCTCTTTGATTGTCGCGGCGAGAAATTTCGCCCTCAGCTGGTCCCGATGAATAAGTTCGGCTTCCAGACGACTACACAGCGCCATCAATTCCTCCACCTTCGCTACGATCCGCCGCTGCTCGGCGAGTGGTGGGATGACCATCGGAAAAACGCGAAGCCGCTGCATACTCAGCCCTTCGCGCGACACGCCAACCTCCGCATCGTCGATGACCTGCTGATAAACCGGCGAGATGAGCGAGAGGTGAATGAACTCGCGCAGCTCTGGCAGGATGAGGCGAACAATGGCGACGTGCTGCGAGACATTGCCTTCAGCGAATGAATCCGGCACGAGCGCGCATCGCCCGATGGACGCACCGGTGATGTTGAGCAGGATGTCGTTCTTCTGAATGTGCGTGCCGGACATCTTGTCATGGATCGCGCGCGCAATGAATGCCACGTCGTCGAGACGGAGGCCGTCATCGTGGACGTTTTGCGAGCGCAGAAATGGAACGCCCTCGGTCTGATACACCCGCTTTCCACCCAGCGGAGTGCTGCCGGCGCCGAGTTTAATCGCGAGCGAACCCATGCGCGCAACTTTCCATCCACGCGGCACCGCGAAGCTCAGCTCACCGGCACCCACCGGCTCGAACGTCTCGAGCCGGCGAAGCTCTCCCGCTTTCACCAGCCGCACCTTCTCAGCTTCATTGCGGGCGAGTAACGCGGAGGCCGGTTCATCGTTTGCATCGTGCGCCACGAGCTTCCCGCGCACCGCAAGGTCGAGAATGAAGCGTCGCAAGCGCGGCACGGCGTCTGGCGCGTCGGCGAGCCGGTGGAAATGCGTGAGCAGCCGCGAGGGATTCACCGCAGCAGCGCCTCCTCGAGGATGGCCTTGAGCTGATCGCGCAGCGCGGTGGTCTGCTGTTCGGCTTCGTCGAGTTTTTGCAGCAGTTCCTCGGGATCGCCGTGGTCGTCGGCGGCGGTGTGCGGGTTCTTGATGTCGAAGTTGAAGACCGCGTCGTAAATGGCATCGCCGGTGCGCTTGGCGGCGCGTTGCTCGTCGAGGAAGCGGTTCTGCTCGGCGGTGAGCGCGGTCTGCCGGTCGAGGAGCACGCCGAGTTGGTCGGTGGTTTTGCGCCACGCCTTGCTGCCCGCGGGCTCGGCGGCCTGTGCTTTCTCGGCCTGTTTGATCGCGGCGCGCAAGTCCTGGAGCTGTGACTTCAGCGCGTCGGCCTGCGCGCCAGCTTTCTCCGCCTGCGCCCAGTGCGGTTTGGCGCGGGTGCGCGCGTCATCGAGCAGCGCGCGGAAGTCCACACGCCACGCGACTTCGTTTTCGACGCGGCCCTTGCGCTTCGCGCCGCCCCACCACTCGATGCACGGCTGGAGGTGTTCGAGCCGGATGGGCTTGGTCATCGAGTAAGCCTGCTGCCCGGCGGGCACGCGGTGCTCGTAGAACCAGATGTCGCGCGTCGGCTCGCCTTTCTCGAAAAAGAGGAGGTTCGTGCCGATGCTCGCGTAGGGTTTGAAGGTGCTGTTTGGCAGCCGGACGATGGTGTGCAGGTTGCACTCCTCGGTGAGGTGCTCCTTCAGCCGCGTCTTCACGCCTTCGCCGAAGAGCGAGCCATCGGGCAGCACGACGGCGGCGCGGCCACCGGGCTTCAACAGGCGGATGATGAGCGCGAGGAAAAGATCGGCAGTCTCGCGCGTGCGGAAGTGCGCGGGGAAGTTCGTTTCGATCCCGTCTTCCTCGCGTCCACCGAACGGCGGGTTGGTGAGCACCACATCCACGCGGTCGCTGGCGGTGTAGCTGATGTAGGGACGCGCGAGGGTGTTGTCGTGGCGGACGAAGCCGGGGTCTTCGATGCCGTGGAGCAGCATGTTCGTGACGCAGAGCATGTGCGGGAGCTGCTTTTTCTCCACGGCGCGGAGACCGTGCTGCATCGCCTGCTCGTCCTCGATTTTCTTCACGTAGCGCTCGCGCATGCGGCGGATGGCGCACGAGAGAAAGCCGCCAGTGCCGCACGCAGGATCGAGGATGATCTCGCCGGGACGCGGGTCGATGCGATCCACCATGAACGCGGTGACGGCGCGCGGGGTGTAGAACTCGCCCGCATTGCCGGCGGCCTGGAGGTCGTTGAGGAGCTGCTCGTAGATGTCGCCGAAATGCTGGCGCTGCGAGAGGTCATTGAAGTCGATCTCGTTGATCTTGTTCACGACCTGCCGCATGAGCTGGCCGGACTTCATGTAGTTGTAAGCGTCGCGGAAGACCTCGCGCACGATGCGGCGGCGATCACTGCCCACGCCACCGGCCGACTCCAGCTCCTTGAGCGTGGGGAAAAGCTCGGTGTTCACGAACGCGAGCAGCTCGTCGCCGGTGATGCCCTCGGGATTCGCGGCCCATGACCGCCACTGGAGTTTCTCCGGCAAAGGCGAGCGGTAGCCGGGCTTCAGCAACTCAAGCTCCTGGTCCTGGTCGTCGATAATCTTGAGGAAGAACATCCAGCAAAGCTGCGAGAGCCGCTGAGCGTCGCCATCGACGCCAGCGTCTTTCCACATGATGTCCTGGATGGATTTGACGGTGTTGCGAACGGACATTGTAAATTCCTTCTACTCCGAGGCTGCACCGTTGGTGTCGTCAGCCGCCTTTGGCGATACGTCCGCAGCAGTCTCCGCAAAATAGCTGTCGTCGATCTCGATCAGCGTCTGTGGCCGCTTCTTGATTCCCACTTCATGCTTGAGCATCAATTCGATGAGCTTGTCGCCGTCGATCAGTGTGATCGGCGCCGCGCCCGGAAAGAGCGCCGCGTCTTTGCAGCCCTGCGCGAATTTTCCGAGTGTGATGATCGTTCCCCGGATCGCGTGATGGTAAGGAAGCGCACCGCGAAGCTGGTCGAGAATCGGGCGGGTTATTGAGCCCTGCTGACGCTTTACCTGAACGACCTCCCGAATCTGCGTGATGCCGAATTCGTAGTTCGCAACGACGTCGATGCCCTTGTCCCCGCTTTGCTTCGTGACGACCACGTCCTCGTAGTCCATCGCTTCGAGCAGGTCCTTCACCAGAGACTCGAAGCGATACGGGTGCATTTTTCCGAGGCGTTCGCGGAGAGCCGCAACCTGCGCATCGTTGTAGCCTTTGATCGAGCTGAGGACTTGCTGATGTGGGCGCTGTGTCTCGGGCGCACTGCTGTCGGAGGCGTAGGCCACCCCTTTCGCTGTGATCGTGTAGGTGTTGCCATCGCGAGCAATGAAGCCGCGATCGACGAGGTTCAGAATGCGGCGGCGAAGCGTGTCCTTGATTGTGGAGGCGGTCCCATACTTCGAGTGTGCGAGCAGGAAGTCACCCCATTCGGTGATAAGATCTCCACGCTTGGCCGGAGAGTGGGCGGCGACAATTGCGAGCAATTTCGGCAAGCCCTCCGCTTCGTCGATCTTTCGGACTGCTGCGGGTTCGTCTTTGAGAAACTTCTCCCCAATGTTCGATAATCGATAAATGCCATTCGTGTCCGGGATCAGCAGCTTGAAGGTATTGATGAACAGGTAGGAGCCGTAAAGATGCCGCGGGTTGATAGTCTTTGCGCTGCCTTGCCAGATTTGGTGCGCGAGTTTCTTGCTCTCGCCAGAAAGGCGCTCATCAATCCACGTATCCGGATCGCTCCAATCTACCGGGTTCTGAGGTGTGCCGGTCTGGTCCCAGACCGAGTTGACCAGAGCCAGAACCGCGGCCTTTGAATAAACGTCCGCCCAGAGTTTCATGAGTCCGCGGACCTCCGAGTAGGTCGGAAAAAGCGGTGTGTGGACCACGTATTCGTGTTCTTCGGGCATTTGGATCAGGCGGCGTAGAGTGCCGATTGCAGTTCGTGGACGGCCCGCTCGAAATCAGCCTTGGTGCCGAATTGCTTCACGAGCTGCGGGACTGTGCCCATTGAGGAGAATGGTGCGATTTGCAAGATGTGTGGATCGTCGAGATTGATCGCGCCGGTGTCGCGGTATTTCTCCAGCAGAGCCTCGAGGACGGCGCGGGCCTGTGGGCCGTATTTGGTGAAGATGTCGCGCTTGCGGACATTCTCGGCGCGCTCACGTCGGGTGAGCGGCGGACGATCAAACGCGACATGGCAAATCAGATCGAACGGGTCGAAATCCTTTCCGACTTCCTCGGCGAGCGGGTCGAGGGGCAGTCCCTCGGCAGCAAGTTCCTCGATGACTGCCTGTTTGCGTTCGGCGGCGTTCCATTGTGTGAGGAAGTCGTCGAGGCTGGCGAAGTGCTTCTTGAGCCGCTTTTTCGTGAAGTCCCGCAGGCTCTCGGTGACAAGCTTCCCGTTTTCGTCGAGGTATTCGATTCGCTCGGCGATGATCTTCGCCGGCACGCCATCGACATAGATTTTCTTCCGCTTCTCAGGGCCGTCGGGCGGAATGTTGATGTCCGGTGGGCCGTCGACAATCACCTCGTCGTCGCCCGGTTCGGGTGGAACGGGGTTTTCGTCGTCGTCTTCCGGCGGCGGAACATCGTCGGGCGGAGTCACCGGATCGTCTTTGCCCGGCTCGTAAATCTGCACCGGTTCGCCGTCGAACTCGGGATCGGCGAAGTGATTCGTCGCGCCGCGGAAGTCGAGAAGTGTGAAGTAGAACTTCTTCGTGTCCTCATGCACGCGCGTGCCGCGTCCCATGATCTGTTTGAACTCCGTCATTGAGCCGACCGTGCGATCGAGCACGATGAGGCGGCAAGTCTGCGCATCGACGCCGGTGGAAAGTAGGCGAGAGGTCGTGACGATGACTGGATACCGAGCCTCGGGATCGATGAAGTTGCCGAGCTGCGCTTGTCCTTCCGCGTCGCTCCCGGTGATGCGCATCACGTAGCGGTGATTCTCGTCGTAGATATCCTGGTTCTCATTGATGAGCGCCTGTCGCATGCGCGCGGCGTGCTCTTCGTCCACGCAGAAGACGATGGTCTTTTGAAAGCGGTCGCCACTTTCTCGCAGAAAGTCGGAGACCTTCTTCGCGGCGAGCTTGGTGCGTTCGTCGATGACGAGCGTGCGGTCGAAGTCCTTTTGATTGTAGATGCGATCCTCCACCTCCACGCCATCGCGGTCCTGCTTCCCCTTCTCCGGACGATACCCCTGCACGTCCACGTCGATGTGGACCTTCACAACCTTGTAGGGCGCGAGGAAACCATCGCGGATGCCCTGCTTGAGTGAGTAGGTGTAAACCGCAGGGCCGAAATAGTGGATGTTCGAGACGTATTCGGTTTCCTTGGGCGTGGCGGTGAGGCCGATCTGCGTGGCAGCGGAAAAGTGCAGCAGGATTTCGCGCCACGCAGAGTCTTCCGCCGCACTGCCGCGGTGGCATTCGTCGATGATGATGAGGTCGAAGAAGCCGGGCGAAAACTCGCGGAAGAGTTTCTGCCGCTCCTCGGGTCCGGTGATCGCCTGATAGAGACCCAGATAGATTTCGTAGGCGGTATCGATGCGCCGCTTTTTGTCGATTGCCGTGGTCAGCTCGATCTCCGTGCCATCTGGCCGCTCGATGGTCTTGTTCCCCGTGCTGAGCTTCGCCATCGCGGAGCCGAAGGGCCGGAAGTCGTTCACCATCGTCTGGTCCACAAGAACGTTGCGATCAGCGAGGAAGAGAATGCGCTTCTTGCGACCCGCCTTCCACAGCCGCCAAATGATCTGGAACGCGGTGTAGGTCTTGCCCGTGCCGGTGGCCATCACGAGGAGGATGCGATCTTGTCCCTTCGCGATTGCTTCAATCGCAGCGTTCACCGCGTTGATCTGGTAGTAGCGCGGGTCCTTGCCGCTGCCGTCATCGTGATACGGTTGGAGAACAATCGGCTCCGCTTCGGACGTGATGCCCTTCCACGCGCAATACTTCGCCCAGAGTTCATCGGGCGTGGGGAAGTTTTCCAGCGTCAGATTCGTTTCCTTCTCCGCACTGGTGCCGGTGCGGTCGTGAAAGACGAAGCCGTCACCATTCGATGAAAAGACGAACGGAATGTTGAGCGTCACCGCATACTCCAGCCCCTGCTGCATCCCGTCGCCAACGCTGTGGCTGTTGTCCTTCGCTTCGATCAGCGCGAGTGGGATGTTCGGCTTGTAGTAGAGGATGAAGTCAGCGCGTTTAGCCTTGCCGCGGGTGACAAGTTTCCCGCGGACGATGATGCGGCCTTTCGTGAAGCTCACCTCGCGCCGAATCTGCGTCATCTCATCCCAGCCTGCCTTGGTAACGGCAGGTGTGATGAGCTTGCTGCAAACGTCGGTTTCGCTGAGTTGCTTCATTTTGATCTGCTCATTTTTCGTCGCAGGTCAGGTGAGTCCTCGCTACGTTTGGAAGCAAGCCAGAAGGGATGGGACATTGGCGGTCCTGCGCCTGACAAATGCAGGACAAAGGGCTTCACATCCGCGCCTTTCCATTCCACAGTAGCTCTCGGACGCATGTAACAACATGCACCAAATCAACCACTAACGCATAACCAAGAAAAGCGGCGGAACCTTTTGGAAGTTCAACATCCCGCGTCCGCACGCCGCCGCGGCGGCTTCCTTGTCCGCTACGCTACTCGTGTTCACGATCTTGCGCATGTGGCGCTCCACATCGGCGGCGAGCGTGTGGCTGTAGCGGCTCAGGTGACGTCCAGTTCCCGTCTGGCCGTAGAGCGACATCGCGTGCCACTGCGCGATGTGCGCCAGCTTGCGGACAAACTCGCTCACCTTGCCCGCCTCGCGGCTGCCAATCACCGACTCGATGCCCACGGTGATATGGACGCCGCACGAGTTATCGACGGTCGCGCCAATCGCGTTCATCCATTCCATGAACCGGCAGAGCGATTCGACGCCCTCGGCCCCGTGGAGAATGGGCGACACGAATTCGCAGGGCATCTCGCCCGGCTCGCAAGTAATGGAACCGTCGCGGTCGGCCCGCCACGTCGCTCCGTTGAAGGTGGGCGCGGCGAGCTGCTGTCCGTTGGTCGCAATGGCGCTCCTTACCGGATAGCCGACGTGGTAGCCGCCGACGGCGAGGCCGCAGGTGCGCGGCACTTTGGTTTCAAGTTCAACGCCGAAGCAGATGTTCATCGCTTCAACGTCCTCGGGTTTTCGCAGGCTACGCAGAGTGCGTAGCTTTTGCACATGGCTTGTGGTGGTGGTTGCAGACATGCCCTTGCCTCGTTCAGCCGGCCCGCGAACGGGAAGCCGAAGTGATCGCCATATTTTTCACCATTTTTCGGAGCGGCCTTCGGTTGGCGCGGAAGGTGAGTGTGAGCCGGAAGCCTGCTATCGCTCCGCACCATTGGTGAGGGGTTCACAGGTCCCATGCCTCCCTGAATCCGACGAACTTCGGGAACCGTGGCGCTTCCTTGGCTCCGCTCGGCTGGTGCTTGAACTTCACGAGCTTTCCGACCAGCGACGCACGCTGCTCCCAGAGCGTGATGCGGTCCACGCCGCCGAGCACATGGTTGTAGCCCAAGCGGAACACCACGTTGGAATCCACGGCGCTCACGACGAACCCGCCGAGTTCGCCACGGCCCACCTTACCCGCCTGCGCCGAGCTGCGCTTGGTCCGCCCGAAGGCGTCGCGCTGCGCTTCGTTCAGGTTACTCATGCCCTCGTAGGTATCGAGCACCACGGCCTCCGCGTCCTCGAAGCGCTTGATCTTGAGCAGCCAGCCTTCGCGCTCCGTGGAACGCCCGCACTTATATGGCGAGTCTGGCGTGCGGACCATCACGCCCTCGTAACCTTCGGCGAGGCACTGCTCCTCATAGTTTGCGAGCTGCGCGGCATCACGGATCTCCACCGGCATGACCTTCTCGACGTGCTCGAACTCCGGCAGGCGTGCCAGCTCCTGCATCCGGCAGGCATAGGGAACATCCACGCCGTCGCTGACGTAGTCGAACACGGCGAACGTGAAGTCCGGCTCCCCGGACTCGCTTCCGATGTGCCCGGCGGTTTCGCTGAACGTGGTGCCCTTGACGATCAACTCGCCGTCGAGGCCGTCGGGCAGGTTCGTTTCAATCCACCCGCGCGTGAAGCGGTTGGACACAGGTTTGAACGAGCGCGTCAGGGCGCGCCCGTTGATCTTCAGACAACGGATGCCGTCGAGCTTCGGCGTGGCGAGCACGGGGAAGCTCAAGGCATCTGGGCGCTCGCACTTGCCGGCGAGCATGGGCTTGGTGATGGGGTTCATCGTTTGGTTCTTGGTTTTGGTTTCTGGTCTAGGCTGCGGAGCAGCGCGCCGAGGTCGGCGAGCGCCTCCGCGAAAACGGCGTGCATCCACCGGCGGAGCGTCCTCATCGCCCGCCTCCCTCGATGGCCTTGATGCACTCAGGGCCGAAGCCCGACTCCACGGACTCAGGCACGGTCAGCGTCCTGCCACAGCGGCCACACTTCCCGCAGTGGCATAGCCGCACCTGTGGCGGCAGCGGATGGCCTGCGCTCAACTGGCGGAACAGCCACTCGAATGCCTTCGCGCTCGGCGCATCCTGGGCAATGCGCGAGCGCCGTCCGTGATGGTAACGCTCGGGAGTAAAGACCGTGCCGAGGAAGGCGTAGTCGCTCTCGTTGTTCGGGCCGGTCAGGACGCTCACGAAGTGGGGCTTCGTGTCATCGGGCTTGCGCACCTTGAAAGTGAAGCGGTTGCCCGTGGCGGTGTTCTCGACCGTGAAGACCGCGTTCCCGGCGAGGATGAAGCGAATCGGGTCGTTCATACGCAGAGTGCGGAGTTCAGGCGCAAAAGGAGAGCTGCCCGTCCGGTGTGACCGCGCTCAGCCGTCCAACGAGCGTGGAGAGGTTGAACTTGCGCAGCCCCCGTTGCTCCACGTCGAAGACGGTGATCAGCCCGCCGCCGCGCAGTTTGTCCGGCGAGGTGACGAAGCGCATCGTGCGCGCGGCGCCCGAGGCTTTGATGAAGGTGCCGACGAATTCAGTGCGCCTGCCGGATTGGGCGGTGGTGGATTGCGTATTCATGGCCTTGCCTCGTCCGCCGGCCCTCGCGGAGTCCATCCGTTTGCCTCTCCATATTTTTCACCATGTTTTCGAGCGCTGTTCGGTTGGCGCGAAAGATGAAGGCGAGCCATTTGCCTGCTATCGGCCCGCACCATTGGCGGAAAAGTGCTCGCCCGCCGCCCGGTCGTTTATCGCCCTGAATTGGCCTTCGATTTTGTCAGCCGCAAAGGAGTCGGCAGACGCGGGTGGTATGGTGATATACCGTCAAGGGCAGACGAATGCCCGCCACGCTCAACACTTAGCCGTCGATGAGATCGTCGAAGAGACCGGGCTGGAACGGCTCCAGAGCCGCCTGTTCATCGCGGAAGAATTCCGCCTTCGTCTTCCCCATGCGCCGTCCCTTCTGCGTGTGGCAGTCGAAGGCGTAGTCCGGCACCTTCTCTCGGCCCGCCTTCACCAGATCGGCGGCGAGTTTGTCCGCATCAAGACCCGCGCACTGGTCATAGACGAAGTTCTGCAAATGGTCGGCGTCGCGATTCTTCTTCGCCGCGCACAGGAGGATCACGGCCTTGCTGATGAAGATGCGGCCCTTGGCCTGCTTCGCCGGCACGTTGGCGTTCACGAGCGCGTAGCCATCATGCAGCGCCTTTACCTCCTGAGTCAGAATCCCCCAGCAATCCTCCGCGCTCACAGTCAGGAGACGCTTCCACACATAGTTCCCGTAGCCGCTGGCCCAGAGTTCCAGCGCCCAATATCCCGCAAGGCGAGTGTCTCCGCGACGAATAGCCTTCTGCATCGCCGAAGAGACCTCACCAAACTCATAGCCTCGTTTAGTTAGAAATCGCATGTCTTGATTTTCGTTCGCCAAAAACGTGAGGCCAAAAAGAAAGGAGGGTGTTGAGGGGTGCCGCGAGCGGTCGGACGGTGGTGATGAAGGCATTCCTTCCTCCTCGTCATCCGGGCCGCGTGTAGTCCAACGCTGAATGGCACAATTTGCATCGCGCTAAGCATCGAGGCTGAAGGACTGGCGTCGCGGGACATCAATAGCGGTCTTGTCCTGGCTCTGGTAACTCTCGAACCGGATGTGGGCTTTCCACTTCCGCTTGAGGTAGCGCTTCTCGGCGGAGATGCGCTCGGCGGAGCGGAAGAGTGAGTTACCGCCGAGGTTCTTATCCCGCTCCTGCACGAAGCAGAACCGGGCCTCGTTCCAGACCAGGCGATTCACCATTAACTCTTCGAGTGTCGCGTCGATGTCGCACTTGCACTTGAGCAGTTCATCCCATTTCGGCACGCCACCGTTCGCATCGCGCACGACACCCACGGCGCCACCGACCCAGTGGTGGACCCCAAACGGATCGTTGCGCTGAAGCAAACGCGGATCGCTGCGCTGGTGCCAGCCGAACAATCGCGCACCGGCGCCGCGCGCGCCGTAAGCAGAGTTTTCCAGCATAGCCAGCGTCTCATCGGTCGAGAGCTTGCGGCAGCGTAGCGACACCATGCAGACGCAGGCCGTGATGTCGTCGTCGAGCATCACAATGGCGTCGTCGGTGAAGTGCCGCAGAATCCAGTTTCGCACTGCGCTGACGCCCGTCACCTCATCGGGAATCGTGATCTTCTCCAGCGGTATGGAGGCGTAATCAGCCAGCTCGCTTTCGGGAACCACGAGCGTTGCGCTCGGGAACAGGCGGTGGCTGGTGATCGACCGCGGGCGGCTGCGACTCATGATCACCAGGCGCAGGCTCAATGGAGCCAGTTCCGGCCAGTCTTTCGGGGAGAGCAGGTTGATTTCCGCCGGCGGTTTCGCCAGTGGCGCTGCCACCGTGGCGGGCGAGGTCGAGGATGCGTTTTCCATGGAGCACACGGCCGAGGCCGATCTTTTTGGTTTTGCGGGTGATCGAGAAATCAACTTCGCGAACGCCGAGGAGCTGGAGCGCGAGCATCCAGTCGCGAAGGTCGTGAAAGAAGAACGCGAGGTAGTCGTGGTGCTCGAATGCTTGAATCTCCATGCGCGGCACCGTCTCCACGTCATCCTCCGGCTTCTCCTCGTAGAGCCGGGCAATCTCGTCGTTCATGAAGCCGGTGAGTTCCACGTCGAACGACGGGTCGCTTTCGCGGATGCTTTCGATGACGCGCTTGAGATCGTCCTCATCCAGTTCCGCGAGTTCCGAGAGGCGGTTGTCGGCAAGCAGATCAGCCAGTTCCTCGGCTTCGCTCGCGTAGTCCTGATAATCCACCGGCACCTTCTCCGCGCCCATTAGTAGCGCGGCTTCGAGACGCCCATGACCGCGGACAATCAGCCCGCTGCGTTTGCTGACGGTGATCGGCCCGCGCCACCCCTGTTCCTGAATGATGGAGGCGAGAAGCTGAATCTGATGCGCGCTATGGCGGTTAGGATTCACCGGGTTCGGCTTGAGCGTCGCCGGATCGACGAGAGCATTGTGGGCGCAGTGGATCTTCACGCCGCTCGCTGCGTGTCAAAGCACGCCTCCTTGACCATACTCCGCAACCTGCGGACACTGAGCGAACATGAAGCACAAGCAGTTCGCCAAGACCCTCGTCGCGTGGCGTGAGCAAAACGATTACACACAGCAGGAGGCCGCGGATCGCCTCGGCGTGTCGCGGCGGTCACTGGAAAATTGGGAGCAGGAGCGCGCGATGCCGCAAGGCTTTGGACTGGCGGCGATGCTCAAGGTCATCGGCGCAAACCGCGCGAAGCCGGCAGGGACTGTCCGGCGCAAACCTGCGAAACGATGAGCCGCCACCTTGGTTGTCTGCTTGGCCTCGCCGTGGGCGATGCGGTGGGAACAACGGTGGAGTTTTCGTCTCGTGGCAGTTTTCCGCCAGTAACGGACATGACCGGCGGTGGGCCGTTCGGCCTCAATCCCGGCGAATGGACGGACGATACCTCGATGGCGCTCTGCCTCGCCGAGAGTCTGATTGAATGCGGCGGCTTCGACCCAAAGGACCAGATGGAGCGCTACTGCCGTTGGTGGAGGCACGGGCATCTCTCATCCAACGGGAACTGTTTTGATATCGGCATCACGATCAGTGGGGCGTTGCGTCGCTTTGAAACGAGCGGTGAATCATTCGCGGGTTCGACCGCCGCGAATACCGCAGGCAACGGCTCGATCATGCGCCTCGCGCCTGTGCCGATGTTCGCGAGCCGCAGTCTGCCGGAGACAATCCGCCTTTCGCGTGAATCATCGCGGACCACTCATGCCACTGAGGAGTGTCTCGACGCCTGCCAGGTCCTCGGGGCGTTGCTTCACCATCTCATCAGTGGTGCGTCGAAGGATGAGGCCCTTCAACGGATGCGGGATGAAGAGGTAGCCTCGCCGAGCATCCGAGCCATCATCGACGGCTCCTATCTGGCGAAGGAAGACGGGGACGTGCGTGCGACCGGCTACGTTGTCCACACGCTCGAAGCGGCGCTGTGGAGTTTTGCCCGCACGACCAACTTTCGGGATGCGGTGCTCATGGCTGTGAACCTCGGCGACGACGCAGATACGACCGGTGCTGTCTGCGGCCAGATCGCGGGCGCGTTCTACGGCGCGGATGGGGTTCCCGCCCGTTGGCTTGAGCTGCTGGCGAAGCGCGAACTGATCACAAATCTTGCGACGCGGCTGAGCTAGGTTCGTGTCGGCACGAACGGCTGACCGTTGACGCCCGTAAGGGCGCATGGACGCCATTCCGCCGGACGTTGCCAAGAAGCTGCTCAACCGCGATTTCGCCAATCTCGTCAAACGGGTGCAGGCGGGCGGCAAGATCAGCCGCATGGAGCGCGCGATGTTGCAGTCGATGGCCGCAGGGGTGGGCGGCGACGGACCGGCGTTCGTGCGGAACTTCGTTGAACTGGCGACGGCGCTGAAGGTCACGCGCCAGACGATCAACGGCTGGAAGAAATTAGAGGACGCGCCGAAGCCCGAGGCCAACGGCCTGCATGACGTAGCAAAGTGGCGCGAGTTCATGCGGCAGCGCGGGCTCAAGGGCGGCGAGGAAACACCGGACGTGCAGCAGGCACTCAAGGCGCGGAAACTTCTCGCCGAGGTCGAGGAGCGAGAACTGCGGCTGGCCGTGAAACGCGGCGAGTTCATCCCAGTGGAGCAGGTGCGCACGGACTGGACGAATCTGGTCGGACAGGCCACGTCGCTCCTGCGGCGCAAATTCGAGCAGGAGCTTCCCCCGATCCTTTCCGGCCTCGATGCGACCGGGATTCAGGAGGAATGCCGCAAAGCCATCGACGAGGTGCTGAGTGTCCTGCACCAAGGCGCCGAATCGGCCTGAAACCTCAGTGCGCCTGAGCCGTCTCCACGATCAGGTTTTCCACCGGGAACCCCAGCTTGCGGCAGTGCTCGACGACCTGATGGTAGGTGGCAACCGGCAGGGCGGGCTGCCGCGCCAGTATCCACAGGCATTTTCGGTCAGGCGTGCCCACCGCGGCGGCCGAGTAATCCGGCGCGAGCCACACGATGAAGTAATTGCCCTGCCGCGCGCGTGGAATGAAGACGGAGAACCACTCATTGAACCGGACCTCAAGCACAGCGTTCGTTTTGGCATCGACCACCGTGGCGGTGCCTCGCACTTGCTTCGGCTTGCCGTCCTTCAGACAACGGTTTGTCACGGAAACCGTGCCATCCGCTTTGAGTCCATACTCGGCGGTGGATTTGATGCAGCCGCGTTGGAAGAACATCGGCAGCCGGGCGACCTCGTTCCACTTGCCCATGTAACGCGGCACTTCGACTTTCGGAACGGTGGCGAGAGGTTTCACCGGGGTGGAGGCGCACGCGCTCAAAAGCACGGAGGCGGCGATGCAGATGGCTCGATGGAGTGTGATGCGCACGTTTCCATCATATCCGTCAACGCGGCCTTGTATCCCTAATTGACGCTCGCCGTCTGGCGTGACGCAGCTTCAACAAATCTGGCGCGATGCCTGGAAACCCCCGGACCGCAGGCCACCGTGGGCCTGGGCGGAAGAACACATTGGCTCGATTCCGTATTCGCCGATCCCCGGCCGGTTTCGGTCCGACAACTCCCCGCAGATCCGCGAGCCGCTCGAAGCCTTGATCGACCCGCGTGTCCGCCTGGTGTTCATCATCGCCGCGATTCAGTCGGGCAAGACGAGCGTCGGTGAACTCGGTCTTTGCCACATCATTGCCAACCTGCCCGGCCCGACGCTGTGGCTCGACCAGACCGATGACGACGCCAAGGACCAGGCGGAGTCGCGGCTGCACAAGCTGTTCGAGGATTGCACACCGGTGAAGGCGCTCTTTCCCAGCGACCGCCACAAGAAGCGGAATACGACAATCCATTTCCGCAATGGCATGACGCTGTGGGTGCTCGGCGCGCACAACAAGACCAACCTCCAGCGCCGCTCGATCCGCTGGCTCATCGGCGACGAAACGTGGCGCTGGCCCGTCGGTCACATGGCCGAGGCGGAGGCGCGCGTCACCGCGTTCGGGTGGCTGGGCAAATGCGTGTTCATGTCGCAAGGCGGCGAGGAGAACGATGACACCCATCGGAAATTCGAGACGACCGACATGCGGGAGTGGATGTTCCAATGCCCGAAGTGCGGCACGCGCCAACCGTGGTCGTGGGAGCAGATCGAGTGGTCGAAGTCGGCGCGCGATGAAGCGGGCGAGTGGGATTACGCCGAGGTGCGGCGCACGGCGGCGATGCGCTGTGCGTCATGCAATCACTACTTCGACGATAGCGACCGCACGCGGCGTGAATTGAACGCGACCGGCCGCTTCGTCGTGCAGAACTCGCGCGCCGCGAAGGAGAACGCCGGCTTCCACTGGAACGCGCTCTGCACAATGAGCTGGGGCGCGCTCGCGGAGTTGTATCTTCGAGCGAAGGCCATCGCGCGGCGGGGCGACATCAGCGCGCTCAAGCAGTTCTACCAGAAGCGGCTCGCGCTCCCGTGGCGCGAGTATGCCGAGGACTACAAGCTCGAGATCACGCGCAGCGGCTACCACAAGGGCGAGCTGTGGGAAGACGAGGCCGGCGTGAACGCGCGCGGCCAACTCGTCGCGGCGCCGTTCGAGCCGGGCGACATCTCCGCGCCGCTGCGCATCATCACCGTGGATTGTCAGATGGATCATCTCTTTGCGGTCGTGCGTTCCTGGAGTGCAAACGGTTCCTCGCGGCTGGTGTGGAACGAGCGGCTGCTCACCTTTGAGGACGTGGAGGCGTTGCAGGCGCGGTTCGGCATCCACCCGAGCCTGGTCTTCCTCGATGCGGGCCACGCGACCTACGACGTCTATCGCGAATGCGCCGAGCGCGGCTGGGTCGCGCTCATGGGTGACCGGCGCGCGACGTTCGTTCACCGCACGAAGAGCGGCAAAAGCATCCAGCGTTTCTACTCGCCTCGCCGCAAGGTCGTGCTCGGTCACAACCGGCATTGCTTCGTCCACTACTGGAGCAACCTGAACATCAAGGACACGCTCGCGCGGCTGCGGCGCAACCAGGACTCGGAGCGCGGTGCGACGTGGGAAGTGCCCGACGACATCGACGACGAGTATCTCGCGCAGATGGAGAGCGAGCAGCGGGTGAAGGACGGCGGCAAGTGGCTCTGGAAGCAGATCGGCAAGCGACCAAACCACTACCTCGATTGTGAGGCGATGCAGGCCGCCGCCGCGACGATGCTCAAGCTGATCGGGCGGGAGGCGGTCGTGCCCGCGGAACCGGCAGGCGATGAGGCCGCGGTTGACGCGGCGGAGCCGGCATGAAGCAGGACTCCTTTCTCTATCCGCTCAAACTCATCCTCGGGTTCCTTGTCGTTGTCGTGATCGCGCTGCTCTTCAGCGGGTGCGGCACCACCTGGCGGGTCGAATACGACAATCCGCAATACGGCAACGCAGCCGTGGAGTTCGAGCTGCCGAAGAAAGGGGGCTACGCGAAATGACGCTCGATGCCACCATCCGTGCAGTGCAGGCAAAGCTCGGCGTCACGGTGGACGGCAATCCCGGGCCGCAGACGTGGAATGCCATCCATCGCTCCATCGTGGGTGAACCGTCGATTTCTTCCGGAACGGGATCTCTCGCCGATGATCGCAGTGAACGAAACATCGCCACGCTGCTCCCGCAGGTTCAGCCCCTCGCACGCGCTCTCATCGAGAGCGCCGCGGCCATCGGCATCGCCATCAAGGTCATTTCAGGCACTCGCACCTACGAGGAGCAGAACGCCCTCTATGAGCAGGGTCGCACCAAGCCGGGCCGCGTCGTCACGAACGCCCGCGGCGGCTATTCCAATCACAACTTCGGTATCGCCTTCGACATCGGTGTGTTCGAGGGCGGACGCTATCTGGACGAATCACCTGCCTACAAAGCAGTGGGGGCAATCGGCATGAAGCTCGGCCTCGAATGGGGCGGCAACTGGAAGACAATCCAGGACGAGCCGCACTTCCAACTCCGGCCAGCTTGGGCTCGCGACTTGAGCGAGCGCGACATGCTCGCCGAACTCCGTGCCCGTCGTGCGCTGGGCAAGTCTGCGTTTGCGTAATCCATCATGGCCGCTCCCGACTACAGCATCGGCTTTACCCGTGAGGAGGTGGAGGATATCCTCGCCGCGCAGAAAGCGGAGCTGAAGCGCACGCTCGCCGCGTGGTCGGAATCCGGCTCGTCGGTGCAGAAACGGCGCATCGACGAGATCCATGCGATCATCGCCGCGTGCCAGTCCGCGCTGCGCAAACTCGCCCCGGAAATCTACGGCCGCCCCGTTCGTGTCGCCACGAGCGAGGTCGTCGGTCATCTGCCCAAATGAATCTGCTTCGTTCCATCGTCACCCGGCTTCTGCCGACGGCATGGATGTCGCCCTACGAGGCGGCGAATCCTTCGCCTCGCCGGGGCCGTGTGCCGGGCGCGGCCCCGCGCGACGCGAAACTCGATTTGCTACCAGGCGTGCGCCGCGAGTTGGTGCGGCGCTCGCGTTACCTGCACAAGAATTCCGGCTTCGTGCGCGAGTTGGTCGGCAACATGGCGATCTACGCCACCGGCGACGGGATCAAGCCCCAGGCGCTCTCGGGGAGCCCGGACTGGAACAAAGCCGCCGAGGAATACTTCGCCCGATGGGCGGGGCGTTGCGAAATCACCGACCGTTTCTGCTTCGCCGAATGCCAGGCACTGGTCTGCCGCGGGATGGACGTGGACGGCGAATACTTCGTCCACAAAGCTCGCAATCGCGATGGGGCGCTGCGGCTCCAACTCATCGAGTCGCATCGCATTGGGGATGCGGATCGCGGCGACACGGAGGATGGCATCGGCTTCGACGAATACGGAGCGCCCGCGTTCTACCGCGTGCTGCTTGATGACGGCACTTTTGAAAACGTCCCTGCACACCTGATACTCCACGTCTTCGAGCCGGAGTATGCGAGCGCGGTGCGCCAGGCGCCGACGTTGCAGCACAGCACGAATCACCTGCTCGACGAGATGGAGTTGCTGGCGCTCGAAAAGCACGCGGTTAAAGACAACGCGGACGTGGCGCGCGTGCTCAAAACGGAGCGCGGTGAGCTGGATGAGGATGGCGACTTCTCCATCGGGAACAAGAATCCTGGTGCCGGTGAAACGAGCGATCCGGGTGCCTTGCAGAAGATCGTGGGCGGCAAGCTCGTCTCCCTCAAACCCGGCGAATCCCTCGACAGCTTTCAGCCGAACCGTCCGAGCCCTACCTTCACTGGTTTCCTCGAGCATCTACGGCGCGATTCGGCGCTCGGTCACATCCCATTCGAGTTCGCCGCCGATTCGAGCAAGGTGGGCGGTGCCGGCGTGCGGCTCGTCGTCGCGAAGGCCGACCGCCGGTTTTCGTATCGGCAGCTCATCCTGATTGAGCGGTTCCTCAAACCGGTGTGGATGTTCGTCATCGGCGACGCCATCGCCTCGGATCAGCTCCCGGCGGTGGAGAACTGGACGAAGGTGGCATTCACCACGCCGCGACGCATCACCGTCGATGCGGGGCGCGAAGCGCAGCAAAACCGCGCGGACGTGGAGATGGGGCTCAAGACACTCGCCGAGCATTTCGCCGAGCAGGGCATGGACTTCGCCGAAGAGATGAACATCCGCGCCCAGAACGCGCGCGCGCTGCTTGATCTCGCGGAGAAATACAACGTGCCGATCGAGATGCTGTGGAAGCCCAGCGGCGGCATTGCCTCGACGCCAGCAGTCGGCGAGATCGAAGACCCACCAGCGGTGAGTGGTGTGCGGCAGCCGGGGTAGAATCCGGGGCCGCCGGTTCGTGTCGGCACGAACGGGTGCGTTGACAGGGCTCGGCGGTCGTGACGCCTCTCCTTCACGCCATTCACTACCAGCCCTGGCTCATCACGCCGGAGGCGCACGCGGCGATGCGCCGGACCGCAGGCAACGCCAGTCTGTTCACCGAACGGCCAAAGCCGCTGCCGACGCCGGACCTCCTGACCGTGGAAAGCGGCGTCGGCATCGTGTCCGTCATGGGCGTGCTGATGAAGCGCCCGGACTTCTTCGCGCGGCTGCTCCTCGGCGCGACCGACATGGAGGATATCGAGTCCGCACTTATCGCCGCCCGCGACCGCGCAGACGTGCAAGCCGTCTTCCTCGATGTGGATTCGCCGGGCGGCACGGTCAACGGCACCCCGGAACTGGCCGCGCTCGTGGCCGATGTGTCGAAAGCCAAATACACCTATGCTTTCAGCGATGGGCAGATGTGCAGCGCGGCCTACTGGATCGCGTCCCAGGCGGACGCCATCCTCGCAACGCCCAGCGCCCGCGTCGGCTCCATCGGCGTGCTGCTGCCGATGCTCGATGAGAGCGAGGCATTCAAGCAGGCCGGGCTGAAGGTCGAGCTTTTCGCCGCCGGCAAGTTCAAGAGCATTGGGGTTGAGGGCACCGCGCTCAACGATGAGCAGCGCGCCTGGATTCAGGCGCAGGTGGATGAAACCTACGGGGACTTCAAAGCTGCGGTGCTCGCGCGGGGCCGCCGCATCACTCCCGATGCGATGGAGGGCCAGAGCTTCTCGGGCCGCAAGGCATCCTACAATTCACTCACCTCCGGCGTGGTGCAGGACCGCGCGACGGCGCTCGCCAAGCTGCGCGAGCGCCATGTGAAGCAACCGGCCTAGTTGACACTCAAAAACAGGCACAGATGAAAACCATCGACGAACAACTCGAAGACGCCCTCGCACGGGTCAAGCAACTGGAGGACGACGCCAAGGCCGGCTCCAGCCTCCTCACCGAAGCGGCGAAAACCTCCCACGATCTCCGCGAACAAGTCGCCACGCTGACCAGCGAGAAAGCGGCACTCGCCCAGGAAAAGGAAACGCTCACTCTCACCAATGGTGAACTGACTGAGCAGCGCGACCAGCTCGCGAGCGACCTTGCCACCGCGAAGCAATCGCTGACCTCCGCCGCCACCACTGCCGAGGAACTCACCAAGGCGAAGGAACAGATCACCACGCTGGCCGCCGAGGTCGAAAAGTTGAAAGCCGAGGCCAAGACCGCAGAGCGCATTGCCGCCGAGCGCTACGGCGCGGCCAGCCCGAAGCCCCTGCCGGTCACTTCGCGTGGCGACGCCAAGGCCACTGAACTCGTCACGAAGTTCAAAGCCATCACCGACCCGAAGGAACAAACGGCCTTCTGGCGCTCCCTCACCCCCGAACAGCGCACGCTCATCCTCAACGCCCAATAACCAACCACTGCCATGCCCAACACACTCACCAACGTCAAAGACATCAAGGTCGCGCAGAATGCGCTCCAGCCGTGGATGGCCGGGCTGCTTCCACTGCGCGCCTTCTCCACGAACTTTTCGCCGGAACCGGCGGACAAACTCGACACCGTGCGCGTGCCCGTCGTGGGTGCGCCGTCCGCTTCGAGCGAGTTCGCCGGCAACTACACCACGAACGCGGATTCGACGGTGAGCGTGATCCCGGTGCAGCTCAACAAGCACAAGTTCAAGACCGTCCACGTCACCGCCCGAGAGGCGAGTGAGACGGCGCTCAATGTGCTCGAAACGCTGGTCGGCAGCGCGGTGAAGCAGCTCGCTCAGGATGTCCTCCAGGACATCTTCTCGGCCATCACCGCTGACCCCTACGGTGCGCCTGGCATCCCGGCGCTCGCTGCGTCCGCCTTCGACTATAAAAAGGTGCTGGCTATCCGCGAGGCGTGCAGCCTGGCAAAGATGCCGGTCAGCGACCGCAATCTCGTGCTCGACGGTGCCTACTTCACGAACCTGCTCGGCGACGAGATCGTGGCCAAGAGCTTCATGGCACCGATCGCGCAGCCCGGCGTGATCGAGGCGCAGATTCGTCGGCTCGCTGGCTTCGACATCTTCGAGACCACGATTCTGCCGGAGAACGGCGAGAAGCTGGTCGGCTTCGCGGCGCACCCGAGCGGCCTCGCGGTCGCCATGCGCTACCTGGAGCCGGTCGCCGAATACGACGAAGCCGGCGCCGTCACCGACCCGGAGACGGGCCTCACCTTCGGCTACCTGCGCTACACCGAAACGCAGAGCAATCGCATCTTCGTCACCGTGGAGTGCCTCTACGGCTACAAGCAGGCGCTTGCCGACGGCATCAAGCGCATCGTGAAGCCGTAAGGCGGCTGAACAAACTTCGGTGGTTGCTGTGAGCCCCGCTGTCGGAAACGACGGCGGGGCTTTTCGTGGGGATGCGGGCAAGCAATGCCAGCAAACAGACAATATCCGGTGAGCCGTGGCTGCCGCACGGGTATCTAATTTCAGCATGAAACCGATGTTTGCTCTCTTCGCAGCGATCACGGCTGCGGCTTCAACCGTCGCTTTCGCGGCCGATGAACCAGGGAAGTGCTGCGACAAACCCAAGCCGGAACCGACAGCAAGTTGTTGCTGCTGCGCAAAGGCGCAGAAAGCAGCAGCGAGCCCGACCCTGGAGCAACTGGTAGCGACTGCGAAGGACGCCAAGGGCGACCAGCTTCTCGAAGCGCTGGGCGCGCTCATTAACAAGCTGATCGAGGAGCGAAAAGGCGCGCAGCCAAATCCCGCGCCGGGCGCGGCTCCACAAGGCCATCAGCATTGA